ACCAGCTCGATAGATTTTAGCTGAGACAATTTGATTCACATTGGTCAGTGTAGCTGACTGTGCTGGTAGCGTCAATGTGCCATCCGAGCCAAGGCTCACTGTGCGAGCACCGTTGACCAAACTACTTACACTGCCAGTCCATGCTGTGGTCTGTACCGTGGCATTGGGGAATGTCAAGCTACCATCTGTGCCAAAACTCCACTCTTTTCTGCCACCAGAAGTTTGTGTTGCAACTTGTAAAATTTTGTCAAGATCAGCGGTGATGTTAGAATAAGGTGTGCCTAATCTATGTAAGGTAAGCCCTGATGGAAAAGTTGTATTACCTGCTGTGCCAAATTGCCATAGTCTGCCAGCACTGGCAGTTCCTGTTTCAATTTGAAACTCTTTATCAACACTACAAGTAAAGTTAACTGTATTAACCCCTCTTGGTGCCCCTAGTATAAGTCCTGTTGGGAATGTGGTGTTGCCAGTTACGCCAAAGAGCCATTTGTATTTTGGACCACCTGTTGTAAAGGTGCTAACCTCTGCACCACCAGGATAGATTCCAATCGTGTTGTCGCTTGACTGGTATAGTTCTATTCCACCACCCAAATTAGTTTTAATTTGTTCGCCGTTGGTGAATGTCAAATTGCCAAGGGAGCCATCAAGGCTAACAGTTTTTGAGCCGTTAACCAAACTGCTAAAGCTGGTTGGTATAGTGGGCTTGTTGGTCAAATCAGTGTAACTGCCGCTGAACAGTGCAGGCTTGTTGAGCACAACACCTAGTCCGCTAACTGCGTTCCAATCTGTTTGTACTTGTGCGGCTGGTATGGTGGGCTTGCCTGTCAAACTGGCATAAGCACCGTCAAACAGTGCGGGCTTGTTAGTCAAGTCAGTGTAACTGCCACTAAATGAAGACGGAGACGATGAGCCAGTGGTAGACACAGTCACAAACACTCCGCTGGCCTGAGTTGTGGTACACACATATTCCAACATAATAGTGCTTGGAACTGTGCTGGCTTGGGCAATGGTTGCACCGTTAGAGCTTTTTGTTGCTAAAACTCCTAAGTTTACTCTAAGAGATGTTGAGCTGGTTGCCACAACTACTCTAACACGAGATCCAACAGTGTAGTTGCTGAACGCCACAGTGATGTCAGTGGTTTGAGTTGTGGTAATGACTCCGTCAACTTGAAAGTCAATGTTTATGCTGTTGCCAGTGTTTGTTCTCACATTTTTTGTTTGATCTGCCACACTGGATGTGCTGGGTACCCATGCGTCATCGTACCAAATATAACTGTTGCCGTCCGAGCTGTCCCACCATTGCTCACCAATTGTGCGAGGTGCAGGAGGAGGTGTTGACCCCACAGACAGCACAGGCAATCCTGCATACAATTCTGTAAAGTTGTCATTGATTTTCAGAAAGGCTGTACGGATCAAGTCTCCGCTTCGATCATTTGCCTTAGCACCGATGTTGATAATTTTTTTAGCCACTAGATTCTCCTAAACCCACTCTTTTTTCATGAATTAAGTTCCATATCTGTATTTAGCGTTAAATAGCTTACTATGATCAATCACCAACCTTTTGAAAAACTCGTACAAGATCTCAAAGACACAGGCAAATATCGTGTGTTTAACGATATAGTACGTGAAAATGGCCGGTTTCCCAGTGCTATCTGGTACGGCCCGTACAACATCAAAAACATTGTGAATTGGTGCTCGAACGACTACTTGGGCATGGGCCAGCACAAAGTGGTGTTGGATGCCATGCACACTGCATTGGACCACACTGGATCTGGATCGGGAGGCACACGCAACATTGGTGGAACTAGCCACTATCATGTGGCATTGGAGCACGAACTGTCCACCCTACACAAGAAACAAAAGGCAGTGTTGTTTAGTAGTGCCTATGTGGCCAACGAATGGACCTTGATTGCGTTGGCCAAGATTATTCCCAACATCGAATACATCAGCGATGAGAACAATCACAATTCAATCATAGTGGGTATTAGTCATAGCAAGGCCAAGAAAGTCATCTTCAAACACAATGACTTAGAAGATCTAGAGCAGAAACTCAAGATCAGCTTTGCACAAGGCAATACCCCTTGTGTGGTGTTTGAATCAGTTTACAGTATGGATGGCGATTGTGGACATATTGCAGAAATATGCAGACTGGCTGAGAAATACAAAGCCATTACCTACATTGACGAAGTTCATGCTGTAGGCCTGTACGGTAAAGCTGGTGGCGGCAAAGTGGAAGAACTGGGGCTTGAAGACAAGATTGATATAATCAACGGAACCTTGGGAAAGGCTTATGGAGTTCAAGGAGGCTACATTGCTTGTGATCAGATAGTGGCTGATGCTATTCGCAGTGTGGCCGCTGGCTTTATCTTTACAACTTCAATGAGTCCTGTGAGCTGTGCTGGTGCCATGGCCGCTGTCAAGTATTTGAAACAGCATCCTGAAGTAAGAGAGAAACATCAAGAACGTGCTCGCATGTTAAAACACAGATTAACAGCTGCTGGTATTCCTGTTATGGCATGCAGCACCAGTCATATTGTGCCAGTGTTTGTGGGCGATGCCAAGCGAGCCAAAGCCATGAGTGATGCGTTGTTGAATGACTACAATATCTATGTGCAAGCCATCAACTATCCCACAGTGGATGTGGGAACGGAGCGGTTACGTTTTGCACCTACTCCGTTTCATGATGATGGTATGATTGAAGACTTGGTCGAAGCATTGACCAAGTTGTTTAATACAAACTGATCAGTTGTGTAACACCAAATACCAAAGCAGCACGGGCTTGTTGATCAGCAGCTGCTTCTTCTAGTTTGTCTGTACTGATTAAATCTTGCAAGATCTCTTTGGCTTCGCTAGGGCTTAGTTGACCAGCACCCACTGCTTCGTGTACTTGCAATGCATACTGGGCACGTTCTGCGGCCCATGTGTTACCACTGTTCATTAATTCAGCTAATGCACTCATGTTGTTTTCCTTTTAATTATCTTACCCAATACCAAATAGCACCAGGATGGTTGCCGCCTTCAATATTGCTCATCCACGGTGCTGGATACCAACCTTCATTGGTAATTATTGTTCCCCACCAGCCGCCTCGGAATCCGTCAGTAGTCAACCAACCACTGTTGATACCAATACCCACCCAGGGCATACGTGCTTCTAGTCCTTCACTGTCATAAGTCCAAGTATTACCGTTGAAATCAAAGCGAGCTAGTTCTGTAATGTTCTTGCGCCAGCCCTCTGTGCCCAAATCTGGATCACCAAAGTCTGCGCCAATGTGTGTTTGTACAAAACTGTATGGTTCGTTAGCAGTCCACGCACCACCTAATGATCCGTGTTCGTGGGCAGTAAGCATGTAATCAAACCCTGACTCGCTACGTTTAATCTTGTCAGCCCAACTTAAGATGCTGTAGTTCTTTTCATGTGATCCGCTATCGTATGTGGTTAGCTCTGTTGGACAAACTGTAGGATTACGACTAAACACCTGTTCTTCTGTCCAGTCTCCAGAACAATTTTGAACAATCAGTGTCCAGCCGCCGCCCAGTGTGGTCATGTCACAATAGATTTGAAAAGGAGCACCGTTGTTGATATCGTTGTGTCTTATCCAGTATACACCGTCTTCGCTGTCTGGATAGTCTTGTTTGATTTGCCAAGCACTGGTACTAAATGCTTCTCTAGTCTTGCCATTAGGTATGCCCAATGCCCGATTACGTGCTATAAGTTGTGTTCGTTCACGTGCTAGAATAGTCTGCTCTTGTGTTTGTATTGCAGCAACCAGTGCAGATCGTTCGCTAACTGTTTGTGTGTTATAAAAGTTTAATATGGTTTCTTGATTCACAATTTCTTCCTCTGTTTCAACAACAGTTTCTACAATTACGTCCTGTATGCCTCGATAATCGACAACAGGTTTGAGAATTTGTTGACCATTTGGAGTTGTGATCCATCTGTGGTTTTCTGTAAATTCTCTGCCATTCCAAATTTTCAAAGCCATTTAAAATCTACCCTGTACCGATTTAGCAAGTATGTCTGCTTGTTGTTGTATAATCTTCTTCTTAAGGTCGCAGTACAACGGACTAACTGGACCTTTGGCCACACGCTCTTGTAATTCTTTAACAGTGTCAGTAATAGTGCCTGTTAGTTTGTTGATGTCACGTGTGGGTTTGGTCTGACTGTAGATATCAAACCATTCTACATTTTGTGCTAACTTGTTTACTTGTGGTGCTAGGTCTGCCTTGCAATCAAAATGTCTAACTTGTAATTGAATGTCTGTAATTACTTTGGCTTGGTTAACATCCCATCCGCTTGGTATCATTTCCAT